GTCATGCTGTGGCGCGAGCGGCAGCTGGTGTTCACGGTGCCGGTCAAGCGCGGGCTCGAGCTGGTGCCAGGTTCCGTGTACGAGGTGAACTGCGAGGGGCACTACGAGCGAGACGGGACGCCGAAGTTCGCGCGATTGGTGCGCCGTCGGCTGGACCTGGATGGTAGTATGGGGCTGTGATCGAGATAGAGGTTTGGGCCGACGAAGACGGTGAAGGTTCGTTCTGGATGGCGGAGGCCGCGACTGGCGGATTTTCCGCAAGTGGACTGTCTGAGACGTCGTCATGGCTTGCTGTGGCGGACGCAGTAGCAGAGGTCATAAAACTATCGGCGTCGCCGGTGTGTTGTCCGTTCTGCGGTGCTCAGGCAGCATGGACTCCCTCTTATACGGATAGCGACTTCGTATCGTGGGATGGCTCCTGCAAGGGTTGCGGCTCGATTCATATTGAACGATCTTTCTAGTGCCCTTCGACCCTTCCTCACTCGGCTCACCTCGCACCGACCTCGGTGGCGACATTGTCACCATCAATTCTGCGGACGACTTCCGTCCGCAGTTCGCTCGGCGAGGAGGTGTTGGCCGTAAGAAGCAGCGCACCACGATCGAGATCGTGTCTGAACCGTTGCTCCATGACTTCGATCCGCTCATGCTCGGCGGTAAGCCCGCGAAGGCGATCAAGGAATCGCTTGAGCGCGGAATCAAGGCTATCTCCGAGGTGGCATCGAGGGCGACCCTAGAACGCCGCAAGCGCGCCCGCCGTCACCTCGAGGGCGCCCGGTCGCCGCAGCAGGAGTCGTTCCGCCGCCGGGGCGCTCGCTACAACAACGCCTACGAGAAGCGCTACAGTGGCGGTCGCATCGGCACCAAGATGCCGGACCAGACCGTGCGCCTGTTCAATGACTCGAACCGGCTTAGCGAGGGACTGTTCGTGCGGCAGAATCCCGAGGACCGCGCCTATACCGTGAACGTGCCGGCGAACCGTTTTACGCCGGAGGAGTTCCCGGGTGGCCGCTTTGACTGGATGCTCGAGAAGCTACGCTCGCTCGTCCCTGCGCTACAGGATGCCCGCCGCCTGCTCGCTGACCCGGAGGTGCGTCGCGCGATCGACGAATCGATTAGCGACCTCATCACCAAGGCGCAGGCGCGACAGGCGGGGAAGCTACGGCAGCTGCACGCGGCGAGGAAGCGGGCTGTGCTCGGGCTGATCCGCGGGTTCCTCGGGGCGGGCTAGTCGTCACGGCGAGACACCCATTCGTCGAAGCGTTCCTCAACGTCGTCTGGCCACCAGTACTCGTCCTCGCCGAACACCTTGGAAGCCCAGCCTTCCATGCGACGACGATCGAAATCGGCTTCTTGTTGCAATCTACGCTCTCGGTCGGCGCCGCCGTGGCAGGGTTTGCAGAGGAGTTCGAGATCGTCTAGGCGCTCGTGTCCCAGGCGCTCATAGGTTCGATGATGGACTTCGACTCCTGTGGCGCTGCATCTTTCGCATCGACCTGACGCTCGCTTTTTGACCTCGACCCGGATGAGATACCAGTCGATCGAGTTTAGGTAGTCGCGGTATTTCTTGCTGTGTAGCTTCACCGAGAACCTCTCTGCGTATTATACCCATACCTCCGCCCCATCTCCTGCGCCTCCATCGCCAGCTTCGGCGCCATCTCCTCGAGTCGCCACCACTCCACGTCCGGGTGCTGTCGCTGGTTTCTCCGCGGCAGGTCGCTAGGTATGTCCTCGACCCTATACGTGATCTGCGCCGTCGCCTCAGCGAGCTTGTTCCACTCGACCCAGTACGCCAGCGCTTGCACCAGCTTCGGCGCGGACAGGTCGATCTCCACGGACTGCGCCGCCCACTGCATTGAGTCCGCACGCATCGTCGTAAGCGAGGCTATCGTGTCGATCGGGTTCCGCACCTGGTGCAGGACGAGGTCGAATCGCTCGCTCGTCACCGGTTCGTGCCAGCTCGGCAGCGGTACGTGCCCAGCGGCGAGACACCACGACACGACACCGTCCCTGCCCTCGCGCTCGTGCGGGGCATCGAGCCCCCACGACTCGAGCACAGACGCGGTCCACCTGGTACCGGACCGTCCGCAGCCGGTGATCAGGACGCGCACCCTGTGGGGCCCTGTCCGTTCTGTTGCTCTAGGTCGTATGCGACTTGACGGAGGGCGCTGACCATATCGGAGTTGTCCTCGGTGACGTTGTGATGAAAACGCGCGACCGCGTCTATGACGTATGCCCTTGCGGCGTCGTAGTCCTTGGAGGCGTATGGCCTGCCACGAGTGTAGTTAGGCTTGGTCATCGTCGTCTACCCCCCACTGGCGTTCCAGTGTAGCGCATCTTCACGAGCCTATCTAACTCCGCTTCGACTTCGGCCGCCTCGTCGCCGCCGGCTTCGATCGCGTCCTCGTAGGTGCTGCGCAGTCCCGGTCCCAGGTGCCACAGCTCGAAGCGCCTCCAGCGACGGGTATTACGCCCGTCGCGGATAGCCTGGCGCGTTGCAGCTGGCAGGGAGCCGAAGTCCGTCTCGTCGGTGGTGGACAGGGATCCCGATATGGCGCTTGATCCAGCTAGGGTACCTACCAGCAGCCGAGCAACCTCGAGTGCCGCGGTGGCGCTTAGGCCGCCTTGGAGTTCGCCGGACAGGGCAACGACGCCGCCGACCTCGAGTTCTCCGTGCACGGTCCCGGCACCGACTGCGGTACCGCCAAGCAGTCTTGATACCTCCGCTGCACCTGAGGCGGCCCCTGCACCAGGGGCGTTTCCGGATAGCAGCCTGGATACCTCAGCGTCGCCAGCGACTGTGCCGGCGCCGGTAGCGGAACCGGATAGCTCTACTGCGGGTGCCTGGTCTGCGATGGCGCCAGAGATGGCCCCGGTACCGACTGCATCCCCGGATAGCAGCCGAGAGACTTCGAGATCGCCTGCTACCGCCCCTGCACCAGCTGCCACCCCTGCGAGCAGCCGGGTGACTTCGAGGTCGCCTGCGACCGCCCCGGCGCCGGACGCTGACCCGGATAACTCAACGGTTGGAGCCTGATCATCGAGGGTCCCTGAGATTGCGCCCGTCCCCGTCACCTCCCCTACCAGCAGGCGAGTGACCTCGGCGTCTCCGGTAACGCTCCCCGCTCCGGCTGTTGAGCCAGACAGGGTGCGTGTCACCTCGAGGGACCCGGACACTGCGCCCGCGCCGCCCGCTTCGCCGCCTACTGCTCGCGTGACCTCGAGTGCTCCTGATACGGAGCCGGCCCCTGCAAGCTCACCGCTGAGCTCTACGTCGGGGAGTGACTCGCTGTACTCGGCATTCCACTCGACAGCGCCGACCTCGATTGTTGCGCGGGCGGCCGGCGCACCGCCGCTCTTTGTGCCGTAGACCCGGCACTCGACGAGCGCCCCGTTTGCGGTCGCCAGTTCGCTGGCGTTCCACGTGAGCGCTAGCACCGTGTCGCCGGTGATGCCCTGGTCGTCGCCAGCGCGCACGAGCGATCCATCCTCGTATAGCTCGATCCGTGCCTCGGGTGTCCCACTACCGCCGGCCTTGCGCACGAGCGCGCGGAACTCCTGAAGGTCTGTGCCGACAGTGGGCGACCCTGTTGGCGACGGAAAGCTCACCCGTGCCACGCTGTCAGCGTTGTTGTTCGATGCGGTCAGCCACGACCCGTCCGGGGAATCCGGGTCGTCATCGACGTCGGCAACGCTACCTTCGAGGTTCGTCTGGTCGAGTAACGCGTCCGGTGCTAGGCGCTCGGAGGCCATGACGGCCTAGGTTAGCGTGATGTCCAATTCGCCCGAGAGGAACTTCACCGGGTCATCGGTCCCGATTGCCTTACTCGACGACAGCGCTGCGTAGAAGTAGGCGTTCCCCGATGTGGACGCGTCGTGCAAGCCGAAGTGCGTCACCGTTCCCCATGACCCGCTCGGGGTATTGAACTCGACGTCTGCGCTGTTGTCGCTCGCTTTCGAGCTGGCGGCGGACAGGGTGACGGCGGCGCGAGCGTAGTTGCTGCCAGTCACCTCGGCGCCGGCGCCTTCCGGGTCGCCTACCCAGAGCGAAACGTAGATGGTGCTTGCCGGGGTATGCGCCTGATTGCGGAGCAGGTGGTCGATGATGAGGTTCCCCATGTACTCGGTAAATGCCATTGGCTTTATCTCCTCTGGAGCGGGCTGGGTGACGTCTGCTGCAGGATACCCAAGACACGCAGGCGCACAAAGGATGAGAGAGAGAGCCCATGGCGGCGTGCCTCGCTGAGTATTCTGTCCTTCTGTTCCGCGCTTACCCGGACTCGGATGTCACAGATACGCTTGCTGATCTCGTCATCCATGCCGCCAATATGCCGCATTCGTCGGACAAGTGAAGTACAAAGTGCGGCTGCCGCGGTTTGTCCTACATGAATTGTTTAGGCACTTAGGATATCCAGCCCGCACCATGTAGCGCATGGGGGAGGGCCCAAATAAGCCGCGGCGAAAGCCGAAGAGCGAAAGCACCCCGGGCGCGGGCGTTGATCCCGTCTCCCTCCCCAGCGGTGCCACGGCTGCGCCCGCGCCCACCTTGTCGCTGCCGGAGTCCGCTGAGGTGGACCAGCTCTTGTCTGCCATGGAGGAGGACGAGCAGTGGGGCCGCGTGATGTCCAGGGACCGTTCGATCGTCGCGCGAGAGCGCATCCAGGCGCGCTGCATGGCTAACCGGAGCACGTCTCGCCGGCTCGAAGTTGCGCAGTCCCGCGAAAGAATTGCCTACGCGCTCTTGCTCAAGCAGAGCAATGACCGGGTCGAGGAACTAGGAGGCAAGGACGGCGGTGTTGTCCGAAGCGACAGCGCTCCTCCGTTCCGAGTCCCAGCGGGCTCAGCGACTCACTAGGAGCGATGGTGGCCGATATCTCGACTATGGCATCGAGCTCCGGGTGGTTGCCCAGGACGTTGAGGGCGGCGAGGAGTTCCTCCCTGGCCTGCCTCCGTTGCGCCCTGTCGCGATCGAACACCTCGGCGGGATGCTCGACACCGTCACGAGGAAGCTCGCCGGCCCCAGCGAGTGCCCGGTCGTCTGGTACGTCGGTGAGCGTCAGGCCTCCATCCTGCTCCGCCGAGATCCTGATCGCTCTCGCACGCTGCTCTATTCCTCAGAGGGAGGGGGGAAGACCGTGCTCATGAGCCAGTGGCTCATTCTGCAGGTCGTTTGGCTCCTCCAGGCGGGCGAGCCTGGCGCTATCGGAGCGACTGCCCCGACCCATGAGCGGCTGCAGACGCTGGTCAAGGCGATTGGGGAGCGCATCCCGATCGACGGGCCGAAGAGCCGCAAGGCTGGTGCATGGGCCACCTACTACACAGAGCAGCGCGAGTTCCGCTTCGCGAGCGGGCATTTCATCCAGTGCCGCTCGACGAAGAAGCAGAGTGAGGCGACCGGCAGTCCGATCCAGGGTTTCACCTGGAAGGCATCGGGCGATGACGAACTCCAGGACACGGCAGCGAATGGCGCCGATCCAGATATTGAGATGCGTCTCCGCGGCGCACGCACCAGCTACCGGATGTGCACGGCGACGGCTAAGGACTCGCCCAGCTGGCGAACTTTCCGCGACGCGAAACAGACGAGTCCGAACTGGTCGATCGAGCGCCTGAGCTACCTCGAGACTCCGTTTATCTGGCCCGATCACTGGCAGCGCGCAATGCAGGAGATGTCGCCGCGCGAGTGGCAGCGCCGTGGCCTCGCACTGGACGTCGGCCCAGAGCGAATGCTCTATCACACGTGGGACCGCGAGAAGAACCTCCGCCCGGTCCCTCGTATAGGCGCGAAAGACATCACCTCACGCGTCATCGGTGCCGCTGCACTGGTCGGCCACGACCCCGGCAAGCTGTTCGACGTCTCACTCCTGCTCCGTTGCTACGAGGTCCAGGGCAGGCGTCTCTGGTGGGTCGAAGACGAGTACACGTCCGAGTCCACCACGATTGACCAGCACATCGCCGGCTTCAAGGCGTACCTACAGGACAAGCACGGACTCCAGTATCCGGATCCGACAGAGCCGCAGGTGCTGGTCCGTTGCGACCCGTACAGCGACTCGTCCGACAATGCGCCTGATCGTGGCGTGTACACGGCATGGAAGCTGGCCGGTTTCAAGGCGCTATCCGCCGCGTACAACAAGCAGGGACTTGGCAAGGGACGAGTACCGAAGGAAGCGCGCATTGAGATGGTGTGCCGCCTCCTGTGCAACGCCGGTAATGAGCGCCGCCTGTTCGTCGCCTGTGACGATCGACGGGCGCCAGTAGCACCGCGGCTCGTCGAGTCCATCGAGCTGTCTGAGCGCGACGAGGCTGGCAAGGCTGAGACCCAGCGAAAGAACAAGCGAGACCTCTCGCACTGGACGGCAGCACTCGGTTACGCGCTGTGGAGTTATGAGAGGCTGCGTGACGTCACAGGGGTGCGTGTCGTGGAGGGGCTCGGCTGATGGCGCGCTCGATCCTCGAGACGCTGGGGACTCTGCCGAATGGTGAGGTCAAGCGCCTCGATTCAGACGGACTCCGTCGCGCCATTGAGCGGTGGCACCCCAAGGGCAAGAAGGAGGAGCCACGCCGGATGGAAATGCGGCGGCGGTTAGACCTCTATCGAGATCGAGGGCGCACTCATTTCGAGAAGGCGATTGACGCGCTCTTCAAGAACAAGAAGGTGCGTGAGTGGCGCAAGGCGTTTCTGGAGTACGCAGAGTTCCAGAACGTGACGAACCGCGTAATCCGCGAAACATCGACGGTCTATAGCGAGCCGGCAACACGCGAGATAAAGGGCGTCAAGGCGACAGAGCAGTACCTCGAGTTCCAGCAAGAGGTCAGCTACAACCACAAGCTCCGGCTGGTCAACCGCCTCGGCAATCTCTGCAATGAGATGCTGGTGTGGCCGATCGTCCGGGACGACAGCGTACCGGTCCTGCGTACGGTCGCACCGGATCGCTTCACGGTGATCCCACACCCGAACGATCCGCTCCGTCCCGCGATGTTCGTGGTGGATCAGTTCCCTGATGGGCTGTCGGTCAGCTCCTCTGATCCGCACTACCTCGGCATGAGCGAGAGGGAGTGGATCGTTCTCGATAAGGACTGGCGCGTACTCAAGATCGAGGAGCATGGGCTCGAGCAGATGCCGGCCCTGCTCTGGCACCGAGAGGAGCCGGACGAGGTCTTGCTCGACGCGCACACCGGCAAGGACCTCATCTCCGCGCACCTCGCCGTGGCGCTACTCAACACGCTGATGTTGAAGCACCAGAAGGCGGGCACAAAGCTGGCGTACGCGACGGGCGACACCTCCGATGTTGCGCGTGGCCAGGCGATGGACGAGGAATCGCTCATCGAGCTCGGGGAGGGCGTTTCGCTGAACACGCTCGATCTCGGTGCGGATCCTAAGAGCTACATCGACGCGACCCGTGCCGTCATCAAGCAGATCGCCGCTAACCGGGGTATCCCCGAGTCCGTCTTCGATCTCTCCTACCAGGCAACGAGTGGCTTTGAGATCGAGCTCAAGCGCACCGGTCTCCGCGAGATCCGCCGTGACCAGGTGATGGTCTTCCGCCCGTTCGAGAAGCGCCTTGCCTCGCTCTGGTCTGCGGTACTGACCAGCGCAGGGAGCGAGTGGGCGTACACGATGGACGGCTGGTCGATCGACTTCGGTGAGATCGACACACCGCAGGAGCCGATGGCGAAGCTCGACTACTGGCGAAAGCTGGAGGAACTCGGGCTCGCGAATCGGGTCGAGATGTACCTCGAGCAAAACCCGGAGGCGACGGAGAAGGAGGCACTCGCGGCCGTCACCGGGAACATGGAGATGCGGCTCCAGTGGCAGCGCATGTTCCAGTCCGAGGGTGCGGGAATGTTCGCGCCGCGGCAGCCGGGCGGGCAACCGCTTAACGGGCAGCGCCGCACGCCAGAGCCGGAAGAGGGCGACGAGGACGAGGCGAAGGAGATGGTCCAGTGACCCACGACTGGACCATGCCAAGGGAGGTCTTTTCCTTCCTCCGCCGGCGCCTGCCTCCGATGGCAGCCGTGCTCGAGCTAGGCAGCGGAACTGGTACCGCGATCCTCGTGGAGATGTTCGGCCGCGTCCATACGGTCGAACACGATCCTGAGTTCGTCGGCAAGGTCGCGGGCGCGCACTACATCCACGCTCCGATTCACGAGTGCCCGCCGCTGTCGCATGGCTGGTATGACGCGGAGGTTCTCCGCGCTGAACTGCCGTATCGATACGACTGCCTGATCGTGGACGGTCCCCCGGGCGCACTCGGTCGCGCCGGCATCCTCAAGCACCTGAGCCTGTTCGCTCCGGTTCCGGTCGTGGTCGATGACGTGCACCGCCGTCCCGACTTCGAGGTTGCGGCCGGCATCGCGCAGGCACGCGACGAGCACCTGAGCGTTCACCACCTCACGAGCGGGCGAGCGTTCGCGACTATTGGATGGGGGGAGTACCTGTGACGACGCCGCTCAAAATCGGCGCGTACGTCCCGGCGTACAACCAACAGGTCAACGTCAACATCCTGGCGCAGGCACTCTCGGACTCCGCGAACGTTGCCGGCGAAGGACACAGTTACCGCTTCTGGTCGCAGCATTCCTGCGACCTCATTTACATGCGGAACTTCGCGCTCCACCGGGCGCTGACTGAGCTGCAGCTGGACTACCTGTTTATGCAGGATTCGGACGTCTACTCGCCAATGCCGGGCGGGCCGCTCATGCAGCTGGTCCGCACTGCACAGGAGACGGGCGCCACGCTGACCGGCGCGATGGTCACGATGCGGACGCGGCCGCCGAAGGCAAACGTTTGGCCAGTGCATCCAGGCGAGGTGTTCCAGGCCGACAAGATCGGCACCGGGATGGTGCTCCTAGATCTGAATCGGATCCGCGAGTGGTACGACGACTATCAGGGACCTTGCTTCCAGCGGGTCTACACGACTGACAAGTGCATCGAGCCGAAGACAGGCTCGGACATCTTTTTTAGCTACGTCGTCCGGCAGCACGGCGGTCTCATCGTTTGCGACGGCACGGTGCCGACCGTCCACATTGATGGGACTGCTGCGCACGAGTACGACGGGCGATCAATTCCGCACGCGGCGGTTACCGCGGATGAGGCCACCAGGGCGGCCTAGGCCCTGCGGGAGAACACATGGCAGACGACGACGACAACAGCCAGACGCCGCCAGCAGCAGCAGCGCCACCACCGGCCACTCCGTCGGAGGGTAGTGATCCGCCGAGTACAGATCCGCCCAAGGAGGACATGATCCCAAAGAGCAAGGTCGAGGAGATGATCCGAGACCGACTCGAGCGGGATCGGCGCAGCCGTCAGAAGGCAGAGCCGAAGGCGCCACCGCCAAAGAAGGACGAGCCCAGATCCGAGAAGGTAGATGACTCTGACATCCGCGAGCGCGTCGAGTTTCGCGATGCGCTCGATGACATGACCGACGAGATGGACTGGAAGCCGAGCCGGGAAGATCGCGGGTTACTCCGCGACATGTACCGGATCGGTGGTACGGAGAGGATGGCGGCACTTGCCGAGCGCTTGCAAGCGCAGAGCACGGCGTCGAAAGGCGACGACAAGCCGCCAGCGGCGGCACCGGCAGCAGCAGCTCCGGCCGCTCCTCCTCCATCTCCGCCGACGGTAACTCCGGGGGGCTCACAGTACAAGCCACCTCCGGGCGCACCGAACGCACCGACGGACATCGTGGAGCAGAACCCCGCCAAGTGGTCACCCGATTACATCGATCGGCTGAAGCAGGACGGGACGTTCCGGCAAGAGGTCGAGAAATTCTACCAGACCGGCGAGGGCGGACTCTTTCGGAGGCGCATCCCGAAAGGCTAAATCCTCATGGCCGCAGCACCGACAACCAAGACGACCCTTACTGAGCTCGTCAACAGCGAGTTCATTAATCCCATGATCATGCAGTACGCCGTGGACTACACGGTGGCTGCGCCGTTCGTGAACTGGCTCGACCTCCGCGGCAAGGCAACGGCGGTCGGCTCGTTCCCGCGCTGGATCCTGGATACCGCTGGCGACACTGGCGAGACCACGGATCTCACCACGACCGCGCTCGAGACCACCGACGTCCAGATCACTGGCGCGGAGATTGGTCTTCGGCGCGACGTGACCGACGCGGCTCTGCAGGAGACCATCATCGGCGCTCAGCTGTTCGACTTCCTGGTACGTGACTCCGGCGTTCTCGCCGCGGTCTCGCTGGATGACGACATCTGCGCACTGTTCACCTCTTTTTCGACTGCGGTCGGGGAGGGGACCACGGATCTCGACCTGTCCGTCATGGTGTCGGCGCAGGCGACGATCCGAAAGAACAAGATGCGCGGCTCTGCCGTGTACGTCTTGGACGATCAGCAGGCTGAGGACTACCAGGTAGCGGCGGCCGCAACTGCGGGCACCGTGATCGGTGGTCTGATGTCTATCCAGACCGGTCTCGACACCGGCTATCTCGGGACCTTCTTCAGCCAGCCTGTCTGGCAGACCGGTCTCTGCGATACCAGCAACACCGGCGCGACGGTCAACGGCGCGTGCTTCATTCGCGGAGATACCAATCCGACCGCAGCGGCGATCGGTGGAGTCATCGTGCGCGACGTGACCACCGAACTCGAGCGCAACGCCTCGGCTCGGCTGACAGAGTTCGTGATGTCGGGCAAGTGGGGAGTTGGCGAAACCGCTGACGAGAGCGGCGTTCGCATCAGGACGGACGCATGAGGAAGGGAACCGGACATATGCCCGCGAAGGAGCGGGCTCGCCTTCGAGCTGAGCGTGCAGCGAATCGCAAGCTCAGTGAAGCGAAGCTGGTTCCGCGGGCAAAGCCAGCTGTCCCCGCACCGGCTCCGAAGAAGGAACCGCAGAAGTAGCAACGCCAGGGGCGGGGTGGTCACGCGCTACCCCGCCCCGGCGCATCACCGAGGAAGACCATGGGACGCAACCTCTCAGCGAAAACTCCGGCCAAGAACATCGCGGCTAACCCGCCGACCACGAAGCACACAGCTTCCGATGGGCTCGTCGTAATCGAGAAGCTCAACCCGATGCAAGCCAAACGAAAAATGGTCGCACCGGATGGGGCTATCTGCGAAGTCAGTCTGGCGACCGGGTACACGATCAAGATGAAGGGTCCTGGGTATGGCACCGCTGCCTTTCGCGGCAATCCCTACGGACCGCAGATCCTGACCGAGAAGATCGCGAAAGGCTGGCTCCCATTTGACCAGTGTCCATTCGCACCGGGCGCGGATGCGGCGGGACATATCCAGCGCGGAGAGGATGACAAGCCGTGCGAGGGCACGTTCTCCGCTAAGGAGTGCTGCCCGCATATCAAGCGGATCGCCAAGGCGCGGAGCGCTCGTCACAGCCAGGGGCAACAGGCGAAGCGCAAGAACATGCAGGGGTCGGTCGAGAAGCTGCTCCAGCTCGCACAGGACCAGGCGACCGAGAGCCTCACGGCACCGCAGCGCGGGAAGGGGATGCCGCGTGGCTGATTCGCTCCCCACCGAGGCACCGTCTAACGGTGTCGAGGCGCTGGTCCGTGACGGTGTCGAGGAGCAGCGGGCGAAGGGGCTGATCCCGACGCCAAACAGGGTCAAGGATTACCTCCTCCCGATCGTGGAGCGGGGCGATCGCAAGACCGAGGAGGTACGTCTCCGCGCCAGGCCGAATCCGCCGGGGCAGCCGGTCGAGCGCGTCGAGCGCAGCACTCCAGAGATGGAGCGCGAGTTCAAGCGTCGTCTTGCACGACGAGGGCATGATCCTCTGCCCGGCGCCGAGAACGGCTGGGTCACGACCCGCAAGCCGATCGAGTCCACCGCGCCGACTATGGAGCGAGTCGCTGACGCGCGGACGGCTATCGCCAAGTCCCGGATGAGGAAGCGTCTCCGACTGCTCCTGTCGAAGCCGGACTGGCGCGAGAAACTGATGGCGGTCAATCCGCTTGCGCTCAACGGGATGCTCGGCGAGGGCAAGCAGAAGCACGCGGAGCAGGTAGTCCGCACCATCATTCGCGACTCGTGCCGGGTGTTCGGCGAGTGGCTGGCTGAGCCGAAGAGGAAGCTGCACTTCCACCGCTAATGGAGCGACATCTAATGGAGCGACATCAGGACATAGCGGCCAACGTTCTCGGGCAGTCCCTCGTCTGGGATGCGCCTGAGGGGCGTCCCTCGTCCGTGACCAGCGTATCCGTGTTCCGGGTCTACACAGGCGATACGGGTTCGTCCGAGGCGGCCACGGACGGGACGGCGGCGATCGATGACGTCAACACGACTTTGGATGCGGCGTCTGGTGACGGGCAGGCAGATCCTCGAGTCGTCAACCTCGCCGCTACGACCGATATCGTGGCCGGCCGCGAGTACCTACTCACCGGCGCGAATGGGGCGAAGGAATGGGTCGATGTCGTGGAGATCGACAGCGGCGTCTCTATCACCGCGCGGCACCCACTCGCCAACGGCTACGCGTCGGCGGACACCTTCGAGGGCACTCGGATCACCATTGCCCTTGCCGACGCCTGGATTCAGGACCAGAGCAAGATCAGCCAGCCGCTCATCCCCACTGACGGTTACCGGGTCCGCTGGGTCTACGTAGTCGATTCCGTTACGTACGTGCACGACGGCTATTTCCGAGTGGTTCGCTACCCGGGTAAGCACTCGGTCACGCCGATTGAAATCGACGAGACCTACCCCGGCTTTCGCGATTGGCTGCCGGAGCAGCACCGTGCGGACTCAGGGCGGCGGCTTATCGATGAGGCGTGGGAGGGAGTGCGCTGGGACCTCTTCGATTCCGGGTTCGAAGAGACCAGCGTCCGCGACGTGGACGCTATCAACCGCGCCGTGGTCTTACGCTTCGGGGTCCTGATCGCGAAGGCGAACCTATTTGGACGCGGCGGCCGTCCCGAGGCGCTCGAAGTCGCAGAGCGCGACTACAACACGTTCATCAACAAGGTCGTGCGCGTGACGCAGAAGCTTCGCATCTCTGCTTCTGCCAGCGGCGATGGCGCAGTGGTCCCTTCTCTCGGGATTTGGGAGAAATGACAACGACCTTCGCGGCTATTCGCGACTCCCACGTCTCGCAGATCGAGGCCTTGGTGCCGCTCGTTCTCGAGGGTACGAAGTTCCGCTTGCATCAAGGCGAGTCGCAATTCGCCGACTGGTGCCAGGAGTTCCCGACTGCGTGTTTCCGCCGCTTCGAGCTGGTCGATGAATTCGACGATGAGCTCGTCGGCACCACCAACAGCGACACTGAGGAGGTGGCGCACACGGCACAGCTCCTCATCGCGTATCCGCAGCACTGGGCCAAGTACGGTGACAAGGGCAGCATGAGCCTCGATGACGTGATCGCTTCAGACCGAGGCCAGCTGAACTACGCGATCGGCATCCACGGCGGAGCGCACTATCCCTCGGGGCTGCACATCTCCGATCTAGGATCCGGCTCGGTGTCCCGCCTGGAAGGCGCCTGGATCCATCAGATCCCGATCCGGCTCCAGTACTACCGCGGCGCGCCAACGATTCTGCCGGTGGCGTCGTTCACCTTTGTAGCGAGCGGCCGAATCGTCGATTTCACCGACACGAGCACTGACTCTGATGGAACCGTCACCGAATGGGATTGGGTCTTCGGAGATGGCTACAAGAGCACGCTCCAGAATCCCAGCCACACCTACGGCGCGGATGGCACGTACACGGTCACGCTGCGGGTCACCGACAATCAAGGGCGTGTGAGCGCGGCGACGTTAGCCGAGGTGACGGTAGCGGCAGGTGCGGGGGTGCCGGTATTCACGCTGCTCGCTGAGGACTCATCCTCTACCAATGGCACGTCTGTGCAGACAGCTTCCATTAGTCCATCTTCGGCCACTGATGTTTACGCAATCGTGGCAGTTCGTGCATCAGTAACCACGACGCAGCCCACGCTTACGGGATGCGGCTTGACTTGGGCGGCGGTGGATTCTGTGTCGTTCCTGGGTAGTGGAGTTGCACGCCTGACTGTTTTTCGAGCGCGCGGTACAGCAACGCCGGGGCAGCTTACTTTCACTTTCGGGCAAACGATTGACTCGTTCATTTGGTCCGTATTCGAGGTCTCTGTTGTTAATGGTGATGTGCAGACCAAAAATGTGCAGAACGCTGGCTCTTTCACGAGTGAGACTGTCGCGCTCGACAGCGCGCCGGATGCGGGGAACCCCGTTATTGTCGCCACGATGATTTCGACGTTCGGCGCCATTGGTCACGACGCCGATTTCTCTGAGATCTCGGACCGGTCTGAGGCTGGCAATGACCAAACGCTCGAGGTTCAGTGGGCTTTCGGTGAACAGTCATGCACCGCGACCTTCTCAGCTAGTGTAGTTCGCATGATCGCCGTGGAGGCGGCCGTGCCGTGACAACCAGGAGAAAGACCAATGGCCTCTAAGTCTTCAGCGCTCCAGGCCTTCAACTGGGCCGACGAGTCGTCCTTCGGCGAGGCCGTAAGCACCTTCGATCAGCGCTCGCTCACCACTGCAATGGTGGATACGAGCGGCATCGTGCACCCGTCACAGAGCCCCGAGTTCATCAGGCAGCGACCGAACGAGGGGTTCCAGGACATCAGGATGCCGTATACGCCGTCGTTCTCGACGGAGATGTACTTGACGGGCATGGGCTCGACCTGTTCTGGCGCGGTGCCGAGTTCGCAGCTGGTCACGCTCCTGGGCCACGTCCTGGGCGCAAGCGCGGATGGTCTAGCTACCGGCGATACTGCCACGGGCGGGACCGCCACCGTACCGACGACGACTGGAGCATCGGGCGCCGCTGCGGGTGCTCTCGTGCGAGTAGGCGACAAGGGCGACAGCCGAGCCGATGGCCAGTGGGCAGCCGTGGCCACGCACGCAGGCAATGACCTGACGCTCCTCACCGCGCTACCCGATGCGCCGTCGAATGGTGACGTGGTCTATGCGAGTAGGCTGGTCTACCCGTCATCGACGCCGGGAACGTTCGAGGCGATTCAGACGATTCGCGCGCAGATCCAGAGCACGCTCCAGCAGTACAACGTGCACGGCGTTTACCCGACCGGGATCGAATTCCCCGGGCTGAACCCAGGCGAGCTGCCGAAGGTCTCGGTGGCATGGGGCGGGGCGAGGATCGCGACTGACAACGACACCTTCCCGACGACGACCGCAGCTGATGATCACAGCGCGACCCCGGCGGCGGGCGGCAGCTTCTTCTGGAACGCGGTCGGCACCGCGACCCGGAACACGCTCCTCATTCGCTCGTTCTCGCTCACCCATGAGATGACCACTGGTGTGGAGATGGCGCCGGAGGGGCTCGACGATTTTCAGGCGGTGCTCGGTTGTAACCGCCAGCCCGGTCGGTGGATGGCCGAGTTCGTGGTCGATTCCGAGGCGGCTGGCACCGACACGTTCGGCGACATCTTCGACACCGACGAGAACAGCCGCGGCTTCTACCACTTTCTCTACTCCCTCTCGGTCGCGGACGGCCGCTCGCTCGCCATCTACGCACCTCGCGTGAAGATCATCGATCAGAAACCGGTCCAGTCAGACGTGGACGGCGTGCTTCGTAAGATGGTCCGCGTCGAATGCTGCACCGGGGCGACAACCACCAACGACCTCACCATGAGTCCGGTGCGGCTCGGATTCGCATAGGAGCCCCATGGCATTCCGAGTCACTAACTCGCTCGTCGAGCCCTACCAGTACATCAGTCGTCACGACGAGGCCGTCGCGAAGGACGATGACGACTTCGAACACAAGTGGGAGCTCTACCTGGACGGCAAAGCTCCGCCGCCGATCCGTGCAGGAGGCAAGCCGACCATTTGGCACTTCCGGCCGCTGTCGCCGCGGCAGCGGATGCGAGTTATCGATCGTGGCGGCATCGAGGGGGCAGCACTCTCGCTGTCTCTATCGCTAATTAGGGTCGAGAACCTTGAGGATGACAAGGGTCGCGCAATCAAGCTCGAGTACACGCACGAGGACGGGATGCGGGTCGTGTCGGAGGAGTCGATGGCGGTCATCCACCGCGCGGGCGGCGACGAGCTGCTCCTGGACCTCGTCCAGCGCGTGCAGAGGAGCCTCGATATCGGCCCAAAGTGATTGAGGGCCTGCGGTATCTGCCGCGCCTGCAGGCCGAGAGGGAGCGGCAAATCGAAGACGGAACACCCGTTGCCGACGCTGAAGCCTACCTCAACTGCACGGAATGCCCGCTGGACCACCAGCAGCGGCGTGGCTATCGGTGCGGCTGGCTGCCCGAGAGCGAGTGGCGGGGAGATGTGCGACCGTTCTCGGATTCGTCGGTGTGCGTCGGTTACTCGACGTCGTTACCGGAGGTCATCGAGGCGGCGCGGCTGCTTGTTTGGGCGAACCGCGGCGCGCTGTCTCCGTATATGGGAGTGCGCCAGTTGCCTGCCGTGGCTGCCGATTGCGTGGACGTGCTCGACGGCGAGGTCAAGTCGGTCGAACGTGAGGACATGCGCAAGCGGAGAGAGGCGGTGAAGCGTGGCTAACATTCTCAGCACCGTCCTCACGCGGTACAAGGCTGATCCGAGCGACCACAAGGCAAAGCTCAAAGGTCTCCGTGGCGAAGAGAAGAAACGCCATCAGGAGCTGCTCAAGGAGATGGATGCGCAGAACGCGAAGATCGACAAACAGATCGCGTTCTGGGGCAAGGTCGCGGTGGGTGTCGGCGGGGCCGTCGCTGCGTTCAAGCTCGCGAAGACCTCCTTCAACAGCTACGTCCAGAACACGCAGCTGGCAGCCGCAACGGCCAATCTCAGCATCGATCGCCTCAGCACATCCACGCGCGGACTTGTCGAGCAAACCGACCTAATGCGCGAAGCCTCCAAGCTCCAGAGCGGCGCCTGGAAATTCAACCAGGAGCAGATGGAACTCGTCCTTAGGGCGACCGATGTCATGCGTCGGAAGCTCGGGCAGGAGTTCACGCCCACCTTACAGAAGGTGACCGAGTCGCTGAGCAAGGGAACAACGGAAGAGCTCAAGAAGTTCGGCATCACCGCAAAGACCCAGACCGAGGTCATTGCCCAGATGCGCGAGATGGTCCGTGGCTTCAACTTGGATACCGATGCGGCAGGCGACTCGATGAAGCGCGCCGGCGTGTCCGCTGCCGACTCGTTCGATAGGATGAAGACCGCCATCGGGCGAATGGTTGTGGCGATGGCTCCACTGCTCGATCGCATGGCGAAGTTCATCGAAGCTCTCTCGATCGTCGTGGATCGCATAAGCGGGGCTCCGCAGCGTGATCCGGGGAGGGAGGCTATAGCCGCCCCAGATGGAGCGTCGCCAGAACTGCGAGCGTTGATCGCGCGACTCAACGAGGGGCGAGCCGCAGGTGCTGGGCAAAGCCCGGAGGCCCAGCGGCTCCTGCGGGAGATCCGTGCACAGGCCCTCAAGGATAAGCAGGAGCGGCAGCGCATCCAAGGAGAGGTCGCGTTTCTGACGACGCAGCAGGACGCGCTCGATGCGTTTATCCGTGGACTCGGCGAGAAGGTGAAGAAGCGCGCCTCCGCTCGCGCGCCCACGCTAAGCGCCGTCGAAGACCCGATGCTGGCGGCGTTGTTCAGTGCAGGGCAGGGCCTACGCAGGGGAGCCGGCGCGGTGCCGGGGCTCTTTGCCTCCGGGCTGGAAAGCGCGCGGATGCTCGGCCGCACGACGCTCGCAGGGGATCCCCAATTCGGCGCGCTTGGGCAAGCACAGCAAGACGTTAACGCGTTCCACCTGCAGCAGGGCAGCGCCGCGCTCCAACAGCTGGAGGCGGACATCCGCGCGTTCGATGCGGCGAAGCAGCAGGCGATCGGCGATCGCAACCACTTGCTCGAGTCCATCTTCGGGCGGCCCGCTGAGGTAGACGCCACCGCGATGGCGATCCAGGGAGCCGCGCGAGCGATGGACGTCTTTGCTCAGTCCACGGCGCTAGCGTTCGAGGCGTGGGTCACCGGTGCCGAGGGGGGCATGGAGGCCGCGAAGAAGTTCCTCGCCGCGGGTATCCACGGCATCGGACAGGAGCTTGCGGTGATCGGCGTAAAGGAAGGCGCACTGGCTCTGGTCTCGCTCGCCGGTCTCGATTTCCGCGGCGCTGCGACGCACGGTCTCGCATCTGGTGCCGCGTTTGCCGGTTCGGCGCTGGCGTTCAAAACGGCGCAATCGATGGGGCATGGCGGAGGTAATCGCCCTAGCGCGGGCGCCTCCGGCTCCGCCCCCCGCGTCTACAACGGCTCCGGTGCTGGCGCTGGCGCTGGACAGGGCGAACGCTCGGTCGTGGTCGCGCTCGGCTCGGAGTTCGGGATGCTGCCGGCGCTCGAGCAGCGCCAGATGCTGGGCCGGGCGATCAGGCTCGGACTCCACGAACAGGGATCGCCTCACACATTCGATCGGTAGATGTCCACCTTCGGCAAATTGCTCCACCGGATCACGGTCCCGACCGGGGGTTGGGACGCGACCGTAGGCCCGACCGAGACCGCCACGATCCCAGCCGGCACGTACTACCTGCCGGCCCTGCTGGACGAGGTGGCCGACAAGTTCGCGACCGCGGCCGGCGAGACCTGCACCGTCACCGCAGCCACAGGAGAGGGCGGGACCGGCAAGGTCACGATCACATTCGGAGCGGCCACGGCAGTAACGTGGGTGGACACGGACCTCCGCGACATCCTCGGCTTCGATGACGACCTCCTCAGCGACGCTAGCCACGTCAGCCCCGGCAGCGCGCGCTCGGTGTGGCTGCCGACGTGCCCGTTCCTGACGCTCAACAGTGGCAAGGATAGCCGCTGGCGCGGTCACCGGGACGGTGACTTCCGCCACGCCATGAATATGTCCGGTCACGTCTGGGCGCGGCACGGGCAGCACCACGTGCGCCTTGAGCCGCTCCGGTGGCAGGCCGTGCGCCGGGACCGGATATGGATCGCGAATGAGTCCGTGACCGGCCAGAGTTTCGAACAGTTCTGGCTCGATGGCGTCTGGGGTGAGGCGGCGTGGGGATCGCCCGGTGGTCCGATCCGGTGGTACCCCGATGCGGACAACGACGGCGTGTGGGGCACGTATCGAGCCATCGACGCGATGACGTTCCTACCCGGCCAACTGCAGGAGTCGTGGGCCGGGATGTGGGGCGTGACCATGCCGCCCATGATTCAGGTCCCGGGCGACATCACGCTTGGGCTGCCACCGTCGGCCAACTTCAGCTGGGCGCAGGACGATGACGCGACGGCGCTCACTCTCGTGGCTGCGTCGAGCCAGCGGGCATCTATCACGGACGCGGCGCAGACCGGTCTCGACTTCGTGGACGAATTCACGATCGCTGGCTGGTTCTACTACGACGGCAACCCGTCCGACACCGTGAGCCCCCTGGCCAAGTGGACGGGGACTACCGCGGGCGACGCCTACCTATGGCAGGACCGCGAGACGACGGAGAACGCGTTCAAGTTCTTCGTCAAGGACAAGGGCGTTGCGTCGCAGCCGAGTGTTTCGGTCGCTGTACCGCCACGCAATCAGTGGGTGTACATCGCGCAGACCTTCAACCTCGCGAACGCTGGCTCGCTCCTGTCTGCGCAGCTGAAGGTCTACTACGACGCCGAGCTCCAAACACCCACGGGGTCCAGCACCCGCATCACGGCGTTGAACGATGAGGCGACGGGGGACTTCCTGCTCGGCGGCGCATTCAGCCAGCACCACGAGGGCAAGCTGTTCTGCTTTCGCATCTGGTCGGCGGAACTTACGCAGGAGGAGCTCCGCGCCGAGATGTGCAGCCTGACGCCAGTGCGCACCGACGGGCTCCAGGCGTCTTGGAAGCTCCAGTCCGATTACCAGGACGACTCCCCGAACGCGAACCATCTCACTCCGCTGAACTCGCCCACCTTCGAGGACGTGCTCGCGGTCCAGCTGACCGACACGACCCCGGACCCGGACAGCATGATCACGGACCAGGAGTGGACCGCGGACGGCAAGAGCTTCCGCGGCGCAGCCCCGTACCTGCTCGTGGACGCGGCCGGGGACTACCCAACGCAGCTCACGGTCACTAAGCAGGGTGGGTCGCAGTCGAGCAAGACGAAGACGGTGAGGGTGGAGGGACCGAACGGCGTTCCCACCGACGGCCCCGACGATTGGTACCTGCCGACGGAGGCGGCGCACTTCACGGCACTGGGGCTCGCGGCGCCGGACTACTACGTGCTCTGCGACGCGGCGAGCGGGGACCTGACGCCGGTCATCGATGACGGACCCTATGGCGACATGATCGCGCAGGACACCGGACACCTCTACGAGCAGGCTGTCACCGGGTGGGCGGCGAAGACAGTTGGCCTCGCGGAAGGAGACTCCGGCTCCTGGCGCGTCACAGCAGGCGTTGCTCTCGGTGAGTCGTTTGCCGTGCTCGCCTACGCAGCCGTCAGCCAGACATCCGGTACGCGACAGATTCTGTGCGCGCTGGGCACGACCAACCGTCTGGCGCTAAATACCGGCCCGCTGAGGACAGTCCACAATAGTGTAGCGGCGGACGGGGCCATAGACGTCCGTGACCTCGATACAGTCCGGCAACTCGTCTGGTACCGGAATGCAACCGCCAACGCCTCTGGCACGAGGAGCAACCTCGAGGACATCCCTGGCACCCACGACGAGGGGGTTGATTCGGCAGAGCAGAGCTCAATCGGCCCCACCACCGGCTCGGCGGCGGCGCTCCGCTTCCTCATATTCGGCGTTTTCAAGGGCGCCAACGCCGAGCAGGACTGGGACGCCTACCTCACCACGCTGAGGGGGGACTAGCGTGACCACCACCTCCGACGCCCTCCGCACCGAGTCCGGCGTCCGGGTCGGGTTCGTCCTGGCAATCGAGGGCTCCCCGCATCTGCTCTGCGATGCCGCCGATGTCTCAGCCGTGGTCACCGCCTGGGCCGGCACCGGCTGGACGCAGGCGCGCAGCGGGCTCAAGGTACAGGGACACCTCCGTGAGTTCTGCGAACCGTGGGCGGCCGACATCAACGTGCCCAGCATCTCGTTCGAGATCCAGAACGAGGACTTCGGCAGGGACGTCTACAAGCGCAAGAGCACGTACCGCTCGCAGATGACCGCTCTCTTCGAGGCGGACAGCGACGGTGAAGGCGCGCTCAACGTCAAGAGCACCGGGTCGCTACCGAACGAGCCGGGTACGATCTATCTCGGCAACAAGGCTTACGAGTACAGCGCGACTGACACGGCGACTTTTACGATCTCGCAGGCGGAGGCGCTTCCGGTCTTCGATGCTGACCCGGGCCTCCACTATTCGCGCCCGCACGCCGTGAGCGCCCAAAAGGGCTTCAACGTCGGCATCAACACGTTCGTGCAGACGGTGCCGACGAGTTGGATCGGTCGCCGGGTGGCGCTCTACATCCATCGCATCGTGGGCGACGTCTGGGACACGCGCGCCGAGGCCCAGCTCGAGTTCGCGGGCCGCATCGCGCGCATCTCAGATGACCCGAGCGCGCTCGTGACCCGGCTCGAGTGCGAGGACATGCGGGCAGAGATCCGCGACGCGACCATCCTGAGCGGGCAGTGGGTGGGGTATGTGCGTTCCGGCGTGTTCCTGGAGACGGGCGAGACCTTCCAGGCACGCGAGATTGAGAACCCTGGCACAACGCGCGCGTCGGCTGTGCTGACGATAGTTGCATCGGGCGCATCGGGCGCGACGCAGCTCAACGAGGGCTACTACGAACTCGGCGACATCATCACCAAGCTCAACGCGTGGCTCGCAGCCGACGGTACGCTGACGTTTACGTGGACCGTTGAGCTCGCGCACGGCGCCGGCGGGCGGCGCGTCGTCGTCCGGGTGGATTCGAACGGCGCTGTCCGCCCCGGCTTCTCGCTCGATGCCTCTACGCGCCGGTTGTTCGCGTTTCTGGGCTTCGGCGACGAGTTCGAGTTCGAGCGCGATGCGACGCGGCCGATCCGGCTCGAGGAACGGGTAGAGGACGACGGCGACGTCGTCTATCGCGAGGCCGGGTCGGCACCGTTTCGCACCGTGCCGTTCCAATCGGTGGGTCGCTACGCAGACCGCGGGCGTATCGACTTCGCAGACGACGATGGTGACTTCGTGGACCACACGACATGGCTGCCGGAGCCATTCGCCTCCGAGGTCGAGAGTGGCGAGGTGTGGAGCTTCTTCCGCGTCGGTGACTCGCTGCAATTCGGCAAGTACGATAGCGCCAACAAGCGCATCACGGAGCTCGGCAAGCCGCTCGACTTCGCGGGCTACATCGCGCCTGCGCTGGGACCGAGTGACTACCGCGGGCTCACCATCGACGACCCTGCGGACCGTCTCGAGGTCTACCAGGTCGTGGTGCTGTCCGGCTCGATGGCGACGCTGCTCACCTCGCTCCTCGCTTCGACCGGCACCGGCCACAACCACGCCACGTACGACACATTTCCTAGCGGCATGAGCTGCCCCGGTATCCCGTGGAGCTTACTCGGAGACGAGTGGCTGACGAGTGTCAAGGCGCTCGAGCAGGCGACCCAGCAGGACACCATGATGGTGGTCCTCGACAAGCCGAGAAAGCTCCGCGACATCATCGTGCCGCAGCTGGCGATCCGTTTTGCCTGGCTCACGTTCGCGGACGGCACGTACAAGCTGGTCACGTTGCGCAAGCCGGTGCTGCTCTCGCCCGACCACCAGCTCACCGAGGAGAACAAAGCGACCGCGAGCGGGGACGCGGCATCGCTCATTTCCTCGATGGACGAGACACGCGACTACCTGCGCAACGTCCTCAAGGTCTCGTACAGCCGACAGCTCTCGGGTGAGTACGGCCTCCACATCACCGCGCGCGACGAGCCGTCCATCTCCGAGCACGGGATGAGCGACGTCCGCACGATCGAGCTCCCTGACACCTACGCGGACGCGGCAGCCACCGGGCAGTCTGCCGAGGTGCTGGCCGCTGGGCTGATCCAGCGCTCGATCCCGCTCTTCGGTAAGCCGCTCCACCTCGTGCAGCGCACCATCGCGCCGACGCTCTATCACGTCGCTGTCGGCGACACGGTCACCATCGCGGACAACGACCTTCGCCACCCGGTGACTGGGGAGCGCGGAGTGGATGGTGCTGGCGTCCTCGCTGGCATCGTCCTGGCGGTCACGCGGTCGCCGGGACTCGGCCACGAGGGTGGCGAGCTCTTCGGCATGGTCGAGGTGCTGGTGGTGGACGCGGATCGCACGATGCCGATCGCACCGGCTGCGGAGGTGGACACGGACTTCAGCGACACGATCGACGGCCTATCCTTCACCGACGGCTACGCGTCGGCAGGCCCCGCACTCAAACTCGTGGACCACGCGTACAGCCGCTCGACCGACGACGTGGACGCGAGCAACTTCTCGGCCGGCGACAAGATCCGCATCGTCGAGGTGGACCCGGATGATCCGGGCAGCATCGACTCCTGGGACCGGGTGATCGACACCATCGATGTCGAGGACGGCTACATCACGCTCACGGCGTCCATCTCGTCGCCGAACTGGTCAGGTGACCAGAAACTGTTCGCCATCGTGCCGCAGCTCTACGCTGACGTCGAGCCGAGCCAGCAGCTCGTCTCGTATCTGGCCGACGATGGCGATGGGCTCATCCAGGACATCGAGCAGCCGAACGAATACGGGCTTGAGCGCTGGCAGTCATTCGCTGCGAACGACGGTACCGCGCTGCCCCCGCTCATCGCTACCGATCGCGGCAATGAGGGGCGGCCGCTTGATGCAGACCTGGTCGCCGCGCTGATCGCGCTGGTGAACAACCTGGTCAGCCACCGGGCAGCGCCGTGTGCGCCTGAATGGTTCGCTGGTATAGCGCCGCAAGTATCGGTGACCGACTACAGGGTCACGCAGGTGTTCCCGTTCCCGACCGCAGGAGTGGTCACCGGGGCCGCGCGGCGGGCGCTCGTTGTCGGCCCGATTCTGAGGACGTCCGACGCTTCGGAGACCGCGTTTCTACGCGTCACGTCGAGCCGCTTTCCACCGAGCGGTTTCACTGGCGCTCGGCGGTGGCGCGGCCCCCGTCGCTCCATCGAGTTTTCTCACACCGGCGACACCGACGAAACCGCCATCGCCAGCCAGGAACTGACGATTGTCGCCGGTGATGAGCCGGGCATTACCTGGATCACAACCGAGCTGCGGATCTCTACCGCGCCGCGCCTGGCCCGCTTCCGAGGCTTCCACACCTTTTACCTGGGGCCCGTCGCGTGAGGCAGAACGCACTCTATAGGCAGCATCCAGCGCTGGATACAGGAGAGGTCGTCGGACATTGCGTCCAGGCAGGCATCCTGCGCCTCGATCGCGACGTTGTTCAGATCGCGATTGACACACTCCCCGGCGTACCACTCCGGGCAGCCGATTGCCGGTGTCTCGAAACAGGCGCCATACCACTCGCACCACCGCTCTCCCTGGTCGAGACAGGCGTCCTCGAGCTGGATCTCTTCTGGGCTGCCGTCGGGCTGGCAGGCGACCAGCAATACAGAGACACAGAGACACAGAGTGCGAGCTGCCGTCGTCATGCGCATGAGTGTATCGCGCCGAGGCCAACGGTATGAAGCACTTCAGCTCCAAATCGATCCCGGCGCGCCTTGAGCCCTTGCTACAGGCCATTGTCGGCGGGCGAGTGTCCGGGTCCGCGATGCGCCGCGCAGCCGAGGCGCTTACGTACATCGCTTCGCGCCAGAAAAAAGTGGTGTTGCGCCGAGCACAGGACTTGGCCAACCACATATCCACCAGCACGTCAGCTGGAGATATCTGGCCCTGTTATTTTCGAACTGGCGAAAACACGACAGCAGTTGAGGTTTTTGCCGGGCTAACCAGAGCGGAGCCGGTAGTAGCCAGCCCCCCTACGCTGACCGTTGCAGTCAAAACGCCAGACGGGACCAGCACACTTTCCTCAGGCGTTCTGACCCACGATGGCGGGTCGGGAAGTCTGCCGGTGACCCCCGAACGCATCTCGCACGGCAGATTGTTGCTCGATGGCTTGTCGCCGGATACCGAATACCGGATCGACAGCACGCCAGCTTCTCGCACTGCGGTGTCGTACATGACCATCCGCGAGGCGCCCGACCTGGAGCCCGACGATGACGTGCTCGGGGTGGTGTCGCCCAACAAGTACCCGGTCGGCGGACCGATCTACGATGAGCACATCCAGGATCTCATCGCGGCGGCGAACGCGCTCTGGATGCACAACGCGGCGCACTTGCTGGCCTGGGGAGGGAAATACGAGGCGCATCCGACGGCAGTGGGCGTCCCGCTACTCGCCGCCGCGAGCGCGGACACGTACGAAGACGTGGATGGCGTCGAGTTCTTCATGCCGACCGCGCTGCGCACGACGAAGAAGTTGGCGGACCTCCAGGTCCGGTTCGGCGTCCTCGGCGAGCGCACGGCGGGGTCCGGGACGACGGACATCCGGCTGGTCAACTCCGGGCTCACAGATAGCCTGGACCTATCGTTTGGCGCCGGCAGCCGCACCGTGTGGACGGTGGACAGCCAGTCGATGCCGGTCCCCGACGACAACTGGAAGCTCCAGTTCCAGCAGTCGAACACGAGCACCACGTTCGCGCTCTATGGCGTGACGTTGTTTCCGCATCGGACGTGACCAGCAGCTTCCTCGCCTATCATAGCGAACAACATCACCCCAACTGTCAAAAATCGCATACCTCCCAGAGTATCAACACCCAGCGTAGCCGGATGACCGCTTCTCGCGACACTACCCCGCCTCGCCCCCTGGCCTGGTGGCAGCACCTGAGCGTGGTCTGGAAGGCTATCTCGGTCATCGTCGCGGTAGCCGTGGCCGCCAGCAGCGCGGCTCTCTACGCCCAGCGCTACGTGACCACCGACGATCTGGCGCCGTACCGGGCGGCGGACCGCGCGCTACAGGATCAGGTACTGCGGCTAGAGCGGGACGGTGCGGCAACTGCGGCGAGCATCGAGGCGATCCGACGGGCCTCTGAGGACACGCGGGACGACGTTAGATCGCTGCTCAGGCACCTGCTCGAGAATCCACCGGGGAGGAAGCCATGAGG